GGATTTCACGCGCAGGTGTGGGGCCGCGCGGACGCGGTGTTCTTCCTGCGCGGGCGGCTGCACTTCCACCACCCGGACGGTACGCGCGCCGCCGCGAACGCTGGCGCGCCGTCATGCCTAGTCGGCTACGGCCCCGAGGCGCGTCGGCGCCTGCAGACCGCCACGCTGCCCGGCAGGTTCCTCGGCCTTCGCCGCGACGCGCTTGGCTGACCGTTGCCCGAATACCCGGGGGCGCGCAGAATGACGCCCCCGAACCACCGACCCCAGGAGACCCCCATGACCGACATTGCCGACAGATACATCTCCGCCGGGGGCCGCCCCGCGAATTACGACCGCGACGCCCTCGTGAGCGACCTCGCCGACCTGTCGGCGTTCCTCGCGTGGGCCGCGGAGGACGATGCGATCTACGGCGCCGTCCGCGCGAATGACGCCTTCCTGGCGGCCTGCCGCCTGCTTGACGTAGACGCCGCCAAACTGCGCGCCATCGCCGCCGGATCCTGAGCCCATGACCGACACCGCCGACGCATTCCGGGCCCTGTGGGCGACCGGGTATAAATCCATCGTGCCCGTGATCCCGCCGACCGCGGACATCTCCGAAGGGTCCAGCCTCTACAAGCGCCTCGGCACGCGCCAAGACGCCCGCGGCAAGGTGCCCGGCGTCCGGGGGAGCGACGGCCGCTGGTTCTCGTGGGATTGGGTGCCGCACGTCGCCGACGAACAGGACATCCCGCGCTGGGGCGCGATGGGCGCGGGCGCGGGCATCAAGACCGGCTCCTCCCTCTACGCCCTCGACGCCGACACGCTGGACGAGAGATGCGCCGCGATCATCCGCGACGCGGTGCGCGAGCGCATCGGCCAGACCCCGATCCGCGTCGGCCGGTTCCCGAAGGCGCTGTACCTGTTCCGGGTCACGACCGAAGACGGCGAGGATCTGCCCTACACCCGCGTCGACTTCGGCGAGCCGGACGAGCGCGGCAACCAGGAGCGCGCGGAGCTGCTGGGGCCGCGGCGCTTCTTCGTCGCGTCCGGCGTTCACCCGAAGACCCGCGAGCCCTATAGCTGGCCGAAGCCCCTCGTCCCCTTCGACGAGTTGCCGGTCGTCGACGCGGCCGACCTGGACGAGCTGCTGAACGACCTGATCGCCCGCCTCCCGCGGGCCAACCATGACATCGTGCGCGAGGGCGCCGGCGCCGACATCCCGCAGGAGCGCCTGCGCGCAGACGCCCCTAAGGTCCGCGCCGCGGTCGCGGCGACCCCGAACACCAGCGCCAACTTCCCGACCCGCGAGAGCTACCTGGCGATGGGGTACGCGATCAAGGCCGCGGTCGAGGACGAGCACGAGGCCTTCGCGATCTTCGAGGAATGGTGCGAGCGCTGGGCCGAGGGCGACAACGACCCGGACGTGATCGCGTCCGACTGGCGCCGGATGCAGCCGCCGTATCGCCGCGGGGCGACGTGGCTGTTCGAGCAGGCCGAGCGGACCTCGGGCGGGGCGTTCACGTCGGCGGAAGGTTTCTTCGACCCGATCGCGCCCAAGGCCCCGGACGTGTTCGACCTGGCGATGCAGCGCGAGCGGGAGGAAGAAGGCCAGGCCCGCCCGCGCATCGCGTTCCTGACCTATGACGACATCATGGAGCGCAAGCCGCCGGTCTTCCTGGTGGACGACATCCTGCCCGATGTCGGCGTCGGGTTCCTGTACTCGGCCCCCGGCGTCGGCAAGACGTTCCTCGCGCTGGATCTGGCGCTGGCCATCGCGACCGGCGCTGAGGACTGGCACGGGTGGAAGATCGGCGGCGAGAAGCGCGAGGTGATCTACCTGGCCTACGAGGGCGGGTTCGACCTGCGCAACCGCCTCGAGGCGTGGCGGCGGAAACGCGGCCTCGCCACGATCCCGAAGACCTTCAAGGCCGTCGAGGCGCAGATCGACTTCATGCAGCCCGAGGACGTGGGGGCCTTGCTCGAGGCCGCCGAGGCGGGCGCTGTGGATCCGGCCATCGTCTTCGTCGACACCGTGTCGCGCGCGATGCCCGGCGCCGACGAGAACCTGCAGAAGGAGATGACGATCTTCGTGCGGGCCTGCGACCGCGTGCGCGACGCGCTGCAGTGCTGCGTCGTCGGCGTCCACCACGCCGGCAAGAGCGGGGACATGCGCGGGTCCACGGTGCTGCGCGGCGCGGGCGACTTCGTGCTGCGCATGTCCCGGCGCGAGGGTTCGACCGTGCGCGAGCTGCACGCGGAGAAGATCAAGGGCGCCGAAGACGGATGGGCGGCCGCTTTCGTCGCCGAGAGGATGGCCCTCGGGATCGACGAGAACGGGAAGGAGCAATCGTCGCTCACGATGACGCGGCTGTTCGGCGGGGCGGGCCCGGAGACGGGCGCCATGGACGCGGCGTCGGCTCGCGCGGTGCTGGAGGCGATGCAGCAGGCATGGGAGGAGGGCGAGCCGTGGTCGCCGAACCACCAGGCGCGCGGGCGCTGGGGGGTGCGACGCATGGTCGCAGAGTTCGGTTTCTCGGCCCAGGAGGCGACCGATGCGCTGCGCATGTGGGAGGCCGCGGGCCTGATTTGCGTGGAAATGGCCGACGGTAAAAGGCACGTCTCGGGCTATAAGCCGGTCGATTTGTCCGGTGCGAAGGGGGTGGTGGGGGCCCCGGAAAGCCGGGACGGCGGGGCGGCGGGAAGCCCCGATAAGGCCGATACGGCGATAATTAGCGGCGCGCTCGGGTAGGCTAGCGCTAATTCCGCAGCTAATTTTTGGCGAAGCAAGAGGCGAAGCAAGGCGAAACAAGACGATCTGTCCTTCACCAAATTGCGTAAGTCATTGAAATCATTGGCGAAGCAAGCGTGGCGAAGCAAGAGGCGAAGCAAGGGCGAAGCAGCGAAGCAGACCCCCGCAAGTCATTGAAATGGCCCGTTTTTCTTGGCGAAGCAAGACGACTTGTCTGGGCGAAGCAAGAAGCCCCTCCTACGGAGGGGGGTGTTGGCGCTTCGCCGCCATCGCGCCACACCCACCTCTCTCGTCGTACTAGGCGATTTTTAGAATTAGTTTTGCGCCCGGCGCTCGGATAAAATGCTCGCAAAAATTTTTTGGGAGGCGTCCGCAAAAGCTTTTTGGGAGAAGAACGAGGCCAGCGATCGGGGCTTGCGGATGGGGCCGCCGCGTGGCATGTTGGGGATGTTCCGCCGCTGGATCCTCGAGGCGGACAAGCCCCCGCGTCACGCGCTTGCCCCCAGCGCCCCCAGCGCCCCCAGCGCCCCCAGCGCCCCCAGCGCCCCCAGCGCCCCCAGCGCCCCCAGCGCCCCCAGCGCCCCCAGCGCCCCCAGCGCCCCCAAGGGACCGCCGCAAAGCGAAACGCCCCGCAGGATCCTGCGGGGCGTTTGTCGCGGCGGGCGGCGGGCGCGTCATATGCGGCAGACGAAAGCCATGAGGGCGCCGAAAGCGCGCGCCAGGCCGTACAGGGCGAGCGCGCAAAGCGCCAGGAAGGCGGCGGCTGCGAACAGGATCAGCATCCCAGCGCCTCGCGCTTGGCGCCGGCGCGGCTCTTGGCGCGAACGTAGGCGACGCCATCGCGCCCCCTGCCGCGGACCCATACCGCCCAAACGGGCCCCTCCGTGGGGCTGCGGCCCCAATAGGCGCCGCCCGCGTCGTACTCCCCTGCGGGTCCGGCAACCGCCAGCGCAGCGGGCGACGTGTCCGGGTCGAGCCGCGTAGATGCGCGGCCCATGGGGGCGCCGTAGTGGCTGGCGATGGGCGGGAAGGGGCGAAAGCGATTATTGTGCATCGGTTCAGGTCCTTTCCAGGTAGGCGAAAAGTTCGGGGTGCAGGCGGCGCGCAAGCGCCTCGGGGATGCGGGTGCAGCGGGCGCGCAGATAGTCGGCGGAGACGCCGCACCCGCAGACGGACGACGGCACGCCGTCGATTGCGAGGGCCGCGGCGTCATATTCCAGGGCCGGGCACCCGCGCCGCGGCCCGCCCGCGGCGTTGACCGCCAAGCACTCCACCCGCTCGCTCGCATCGGCCCGGGCGCGTAGGCGCGCCACGGTCCATGGGTCGTGAGGGTGCGCCTTGCTGGCGGACTTGCTGCGCCGGTTTCCCGGCATGACGGCGTAAAAACGAAAGCCCTTCATAGGTCAATCCTCCCGAATGTGGACGGTGTAGGCCGCGGCGTCGCACGCCAGCGGCTGAAACTCGCGCGCGTCGTGCCAGGCGGTGAAGCCGGGCGCGTCGGGCCCGTCGAAGTCAACCGTCACGACGGGCCCGGGAAGGCTTTCTAGCCATGCCCGGCAAGCGGTTTCGTCCGCGTCGGTCATGCCGCTGTAATCGTCATACATGGCGGCACAGGCCCAATGACCGGGCGCGGTGTAGGTTTCGCAGCGGATCATTTCGCGCCCCTCTTGGCGGCGCGCATCACATCATGGATACTGCGGGTTTCGGTCCCGTCCAGGCGGTAAACACACGCCGCGGGGGCGCCGCCTTCCATGCACGCGGTCAAGGCGTCTTTCACCGTCGGAAGGTTGTTTTCGCGCCCTTCCAGGAAAGTTTCGCAGGCCTCTAAAAGCTTGCGGCGCGTCGGGAAGAACGCAACCGCGCGTTCCGCGTAGTGCGCGCGCCGCAGGCTCCAGGTGCCGAATTCGTGTACCACGTCGAAAGGCGTCATAAGCCCGTCAACGGTAAGAATTCCGTTTCGCTTGCACGATACTCGCATGGGGTTTCTCCTCTGTCTGCGCCGCACCGTGCGGCGCGCGTCATGCCTGACGCATGGTTAGCGGCCCGACGCGCGGGCCGCTTGCGATGCGTCAGGGCCGCGGGGTGGCGTGCGCGGCGTGATCCGCCGGCGCGGCGTCCCACGCGCGCACCAGGTGGAAGGCGCAGAAATTGAACCAGTTGGAAATGATCCGGTCTTTCTGGCGTTCCGTCATGCCGCCGACGCCGTGCCACCATTCCGCGATTTCGATGATGGCGCCGTTCCGGTACTCGACGCCGCACGCCGCCGGAAGACCGGCAAGCCATTCCGCGACGCGCGCTTGTTTGTCGGGCGTGCGGCGGATATTCGCGGGGTGATCGTATTCCGCGGCGAAAGCGTCCTCGGCCGCGCCCATGCCGCCCTCGCACGCCTGTTGCAAGTAGGCGCGCACGGTCGCGCGGAACGCGGCCCCGTTCGTGTTGCGCAGCTTGGGCGCCTCGCTGGCGCGGCGCGTGCGGATCTCGGGCCCGACGCGGATCCCGCAATACTCCGCGTAATGCTCGTCCCGCGGATGCACCAGGCCGCGGAAGTTTTCCACGAAAAAGGCGCCGCGGGATTGGCCTTCCTCGCCGACGGGCCGCACCTTGACCCCCGCGGGAATGTGCAGCAGTTCCGGCGCCTTCCCATCGCCGCAGGACAAGGCCCCGACGGTCGGGAGCTGCAGGATGAAACAGCCCGGCGCGAGGGGGTGCGGGGCGAGAAATTCGCAATCGTCAACGTTCATGGTCTTCCCTTTCCAGGTTGCGCGCCGCACCGTGCGGCGCGCGTCATGCTTGGCGCATGGCATGGGGCCCGGCGCGCGGGCCCCGCACGATGCGTCACGCGCCGCAGGCGTAGCCGTCGCACCAGGCGGACAGGACGTCGCCGCACGGGCGATCCTCTCGCGCGTCGCGGGCCGCGTCGCGGGCGGCGGTGAAGGCGTCTAGCGCATCCGCCGCCGCCTCGCGCAGCACTGCGACCACGGGCGGGGCTGCGCCGTCGCGCGTCGCGACCCGCAGCACGCGCGCCCGCTTGGCGTAGTCCGACGCCGCGGCCGTCGCCTCACTGGCGAGTTCCCGCGCGGACTGGCCAGCATGCCAAGCGGCGTCATACTCGCGCATATCCTCGGCAATGCAGCGCGCGCGTTCGTCCGCCATCAGGGCCGCGTCTCGCGCCCCGTCGCGCCCTTCGTCGCCCGGCGCCTCAAGCGCCTTGCCGAGATAGAGCGTCACGCCATCGCCCCACAGTCCGGCGTACCCCGCGACGTACCCCGCGACGTAGCGCGCGACGCCGCGGCGCGCGGGGAGGGCGTAGACGACGCCGCGGACCGTCTCGTCCGGGGCGCAGTGCTCGTAGGTGTGCCACCCGGCATGGTCCACGTCGCGCGGCGCGACTTCATCCGCGAAGCCCACCAGGCGCAGACCGAAGTCCTCCGGGTCCTGCATCCAACGGCCGCCGTCACGCCCGCGCGCGCCGATGGCCGGGCGGTCCGGGGCGAAGCGCAGCACGGCGTTGGCGTCTACGCGGCCGCAGCGCTCATTGTCCCGCGCCCGATAGAGCGCGGAGCGCGCCGTCATGGGCGCAGGGCGGCGCCGACGGAGGGCGGCGTAGGCGGCAGCAAGGGTCGGGGCGATGGTCATGGTTTCAGCCTTTCGTGTGATAGGACAGGGCGGCGAGCGGCTCGGGGGCGTAATGGGTGACATACGGGTTCACGGCTTGACCTCCTGTCAGCTATCGAGCGCGGCGGCGGCGAAATCCGCGGCGCGGGCGTGGCGGCGGGCCGCGGCGGCGCGGTGATCCGCGGCCATGGCGAGACAATGGCGCGCGACGGACGGGTCCGCCGCCAGCGCGGCGCGGACCTCGTAGGCCGCGGCGGCGTCTTCGCTTTCCGCGGCCAAGCGATGGAATTCGTAAGCCGCGCTCGCGTTGATGATGCGGCGCCCGTTGGGCTTGCCGATGGCGTCGCGCTGCGCGGCGAAGCAGCGGGCGGACGCTTCGCGGGCGGGGCCGGTCAGGATCGAAACGGGGGCGTTGGCGGTCATGGGTAGAGCCTTTCGGGTTGCGTTGCCGGACATTTCGTCCGGCTCTGCGCCCTGTGTATATACGACAGGCATACGCGGCAAGCCCTAAATTTGCCCCGCGGGCGGTTTGTGGGGTAGCATCATACCCCAAGGCGGAAAGCGGAAAATTCGCGCGACCTAAACACCTTGAGTTTCAACTACTTATAGGCGGTTCGGAAATTGCCCAAATTGTCCGGTGCAGCGACGCGGCAAGAAGCCAAATGGGTTGCCGGTATGATCCAGCATGGCGACCCGCTCAAGGCGGCGGCCGTGGCGGGGTATGGCAATCCCGACGCCGCGGCGTCGAAGAACAAGCGCAAACCCGCGCTTATGGCGGCCGTATTGGAGGCGGAGCGCCAGCGCCTCGCCGAGACGCTCTTGCCGCTGGCGAATGAGCTGGTGGAGCATGTGTTAAGGGACGGGAAAGAGACGACGCGCAACAGGCTCACCGCGGCGAAGATGGTGTATGACCGCTCCAGTGCCCTTCTGACGGACGCGCAAGCCGAAGGGCGCGAGGCGCATGAAATGACCGCGCATGAGCTGCGCGAGGCCATAGCCAAGCGCCGGGCCGCGCTCGATGCGCTCGACGGCCAGGTCCACGACCTAGCCGCATCGGAGGCGCGCGACGTGACCCCGGACCCCGCGCCAGGCGAGGGCGGCGCGCTAGGATAGGGCCGCGCCGCGCAAGCCGTGCGCAAGACGCAGCGAAAAGCCCAACGCTTTCAGCGTGCGCAACTGTATTGCCGATACCATCGCACGCCGCCCCGGCCGCGCCTCGGCCCCGCCCCGGCCGCGCCTCGGCCCCGCCGCGGCCGCCACCCGCCCCCCGGCATCGGTCCGCCGCCCCCTCGCGGGCCGGTGCCCGACGCCCGCACAAATTTTCGCCCGCCACGATCTAACCGGACGATCCGTCCTTGACGCCGCCCCGGGCGCAGCCTATGTTCAGGCTACCCAGAAGGAGGCCCCGCCAGGGTCGACGATGACGGCTGGATGCTCATCGCCACCGCTCCCGAAGGCGTCGAAGTCGAGACCAAGATCCACGACGCCGCCGGGGCGCGGAACGTGCAGACGCTCGTTAAGCGCACGCGGGAGCCGGGCCAGACGCGCCCGCTGTTCTGGACGCCGGACGGCAGCATGCACGTCTACTACGCCCCGACGCATTGGCGCCCCCGGCGCTGATCCATCAAACGCACAGAGAGGCCGTCATGGACTTGCTGAACACGCCGCCGCGCGACGCCGAACGGGTCCCACGCCCCGTCGAAGAATGGCACGAAGACGACGGTGCCGTGCTGTGGTGGTGCTGGAGCGACGGCGGATGGCTCAACGAGGCGCCATACGTCGGAAGCCCGCTTGACCTTGGGCACACAGTCGAATGCCACACGCACGCCGAGAACGGCGACACCCCCGCGGCGAGGTTCCTGGTCGGCGGCTGGCCCGGGTATCATACCCACTGGACGCCACTTCCCGGGCAGCCCTACGCGCCCGACCAGTCCGAATAACCCTCGCTGCGTGGCTGGCGGGCGCCGGCCTCGCGACCTCGGTCATCGGCTACTGGCTGGCTGACCTCCTGGTGCGCGACGGCCGCTGATCGGCTCGACGCGCCGCCCGCCGTCGGACGCCCCTTTCCGCTCGACTGCGTTTGCCCCCGCCCCGACCGGCGGGGGCGTTTTCTTGGCGGCTTCCAAATCCGGCCCCCGGCGTGTATGCTCGCCGGACCCGACCACAGGAGGCCGACCTTGACCCCCGACGACATCACCACCGACGAGTTCCTGGGCCACATGAAGCGGTTCGAGGGGCTGCGGCTGGAGGCCTATCCCGATCCCGGATCGAAGGACGGCCGCCCCTGGACCATCGGCTACGGCCACACCGGCGGCGTCGAGCCGGGTATGCGCATCGCCGAAGAGCAGGCCGACGAACTGCTGCGGCACGATCTGGCCCTGCCGGTGCGCGAGGCCTTCGACGCGCTCCGCCGACTGGACGCCCCGTTCTCCTTCGGGTCGGTGCAGGCGCTGGCGAGCCTGATCTTCAACATCGGCATCGGGGCCTGGCGCTCCAGCACCTTGAAGGCCCGCGTCGCCTCCGGCGCGCCGTGCGAGGCCATCGCCGAGGCGTTCCTGATGTGGCGCTACAACGACGGCGAGATGATGCCCGGGCTGGTGAACCGCCGCGTGGCCGAGGTCGAGATGTGGTACGGCCGCCCGCTGACCGCGGACGAGCGCGACCGGCTCGGCGTGACCGAATGGCTCGGCGGCGCCCCGGCCGAAGGCCCCGTGGCCGCCCTGCAGGACGCGCTGGGCCGCGCCGGGTACGACCCCGGCCCGCTGGACGGGCTGTGGGGGCCGAACACCCGGGCCGCGCTGCGCGCGTGGTTCGGCGACGAGACGGAGGCCGAGCCCGCGCCCGGCCTTCTGAAGGCCTGCATCCCCCTCATCAAGGAGACCTGAACCATGAACCGTGAAGCCATTCTGGGCCTCGTCCGCCACCTCCTGACCTTCGGTGGCGGCTTCGCCGTCAGCGGCGGGTATCTGGCCGAGGCCGACCTGCCGACCGCCGTCGGCGCGGCGCTGACCCTCATCGGCATCGTCTGGTCGGCGCTGTCGCCCGAGAAGAAGGCCGCCGCCGAGGCCCGCAAGGGCGTCTGACGTGTGGGCGAAGATCGTCGCGGAGCTGGCGGGGCTGCTGAACGCCCTGCTGGCCCGTCGCGAGCGACTGGCGGAGCGTGACGATGGGGCACGAGAGCAACGCGAGGCCGACGCAAGGGCCGCGCTGGACCGGCAGGAAGGCGCTCGCCGCCTGTCTGCTGGCGCTGATGACGACGAGCGCCTGCGGGCTCTCCGCGAGGTATTCACCGAGCGCCGTTGAGCGCGTGAAGGTCTACGTCGACCGGGACGGACGGGAGCTTCTGCCGCTCACGCTCCCCGTGGACGAGCGCGACCTGCTGAAAGTCAATCTGATCGCGGTGTGCCTCGACGGATACGGCGACGACGCGCTGCGCGCGCAGTTGGACTGCGGAGCGTGACGTGGGCGACGGCGACGAAGAGGTGCATATCAAACCCCGCCTGAAAAACGAGATCAACTTGAGCACGGTGGGGCTGCTGTTCGGCATGCTCGTGACGGCCGGCGGGATCCTGTACCAGACCGGGCAATATGCGCAGCAGATCGACAGCGTGCGCGGCGAGATGGGCCGCACGCAGGCCAGCCTGGCGGCGGTGCAGGCGCGCTTGTCGCAGGTCGACCAGCTCGCCTATCGGATCGACGCCCGGGAGCGGGGCGCTGCCGAGCAGGCCCGGGTCATGGACGAACTGCGCAAGGCGGTCGCGGAGCAAAGCGCCGACATCCGCGTCATTCGCGAGATCCTGACGCGGCGCGACGAGGCCGAGCGGTGAAGGAACGCAGACCCCACGAGATCAACCCTCTGACCGGCAAGCGGTACGCATGGGAGGCGGAGCAGGAGGCCAAGCGCGCCGCGGACCCGAAGGCGCAGGCCGCCGAGTTGAAAAAGGAACTGGCGCTGCTCGAGCGGCAGCAGGCCATCCTCGACGCCCGCGACCATCTTATGCCGTTCTCGCGCTTCGTCATGCCGGACCCCGAGGCGCCGAACGACGTGACGCGCAGCCTGTACGAGCCCGCGGCGGTCCACGACGAGGTGGCCGGCATCCTGACGAAGTTCGTCAAGGAGGAGCTGCGGCATTCCGACGGGCGCGTGTGCCGCCGGGTGATTTTCTGCATGCCGCCGCGACACGGGAAGACGCAGCTCGCGACGAAGAACCTGGCCGCCTGGGCCTCGGGCCTGCACCCGGAATGGGACATCGGCATCGCCTCGTATTCCGACACGATGGCGACGGATTTCGGCGCCGACATCCGCTCGATCATGGGGACGCCGCAGTTCAAGCAGGTGTTCCCGGCGCACAAGCTGCGCCGCGGCGGCACGGCCAAGGACAATATCCAGACCGACAAGGGCGGGCGCATGGTGGCCGTCGGCCGCGGCGGCGCGCTGACCGGCCGCGGCATGTGCCTTGGGCTCGGGGACGACCTGTTCAAGGACCACGAAGAGGCCCGGTCGCAGGCCGTGCGCGACGCGGCCTGGAACTGGTTCACGAAGGTCTTCATGACCCGCCGGATGGGGCCGCAGCTCGTCATGCTGACCATGACGCTGTGGCACCCGGATGACGTGATCGGGCGCATCACCGACCCCGCCAACCCGCACTACGACGCGCTGGAGGCGAAAGAGTGGATGATCATCCGCCTGCCCGCGCTCGCGGAGGAGAACGACCCCCTCGGGCGCGCCGAGGGCGAGCCGCTGTGGCCGGAGCGCTACGACACCGATTTCCTGCATTCGCAGCGGCGGCTTGACCCGCTCGGCTTCTCGGCCCTGTACCAGCAGCGCCCGACCGTGGCCGACGGCGTGATGTTCCGGCGCGAGAATATCCAGCGGTACGACCCCGCGGACCTGCCCGACAACCTGCGCTGGTACTGCACGAGCGATCATGCCGTCGGCACGAAGCAGCGGAACGATCCGAGCTGCTTCCTGAAAGCCGGGGTGGACCCGCAGAACAACATCTGGCTGACCGACATCTTCTGGAAGCGGGCGCCCGCGGACCAGGCCGTCGAGGCGATGCTGGCGATGGCCGGAGGCAACCGACGGCCCCTGTTCTGGTGGGCGGAGCGGGGTCACATCTCGAAATCCATCGGGCCGTTCCTGCGAAAGCGGATGCTCGAGAGCGGCACCTACATCAACATGATCGAGGTGACGCCGGTGCAGGACAAGGAGACCCGGGCGCAGTCGATCGCTGCTTGGGTCGCGCTGGGCAAGGTTCTGATCCCCAAGGGGCCGATCTGGGACCGCATGGTGGATGAAATGCTGGCCTTCCCGAACGGATTGCACGATGATGCGGTAGACGCCCTTGCGCTTTTCGGGCTGGGCCTGCAATCGCAGCACGGGGCGAAGCCGAAGGTCCGGGCCGTGACCGAAAAGCCCGGCACGATGGGTTGGCTCAAGCGCCAGACCAAGCTGGCCGAGACGCATAGGGCGGGAGCCTGGTGATGGACGAATTCGAGGACGCCCCGGACGGCATCGACTACGAGGCCCCGGCGGACGACGCGGGCGAGGGCCCCGGCGAGGGGCCGGACGGCGCGCGCCGCGCGCTCGTCGAGCGCGTGCTGCAGGACATCCGCGAGGACAAGATCGCACACGCCAAGGCGTTCAAGCGCATGAAGCGCGACATGCAGATCGCGCGCACGGGCCGCGTCCCGGCCTTCGACGGAGCGAAGCCCGACGAGGAAGCCTACGCCGCGAACATCATCGGGCGTCACGTCAAGATGAAGACGGGGGCGCTGTACGCGAAAAACCCCAAGGCGACCGCCGGGCGGCGCGACACGATGGATTTCGCCGTCTGGGACGAGAACCCGCAGGCCCTGGCGCAGGCCATGCAGATCGCGCAGGCCGTGGCGCCGCAGTTCGACGCCCTCGGCCAGCCCATCCCGGCGCCGCCCGAAGTGCAGCTCGCGCAGGCCATCGTGGCCGACGCGCAGGCCGGGCTCGCCCGTCGCGACCAGATCGCGAAGGTCGGCCGCGCCATGGAGATCATGTTCGCGTACTTCCTGAGCGAGCAGCAGCCCGTCGAGGCGCACACCGCGTTCAAACAGCTCGTCCGCCGGGCCTGCACCACCGGCGTCGGCTACGTGGAGCTGTGCTTCGAGCGGGAGACCGGCGCCCCGCCGGAGATCGTCGGCCGCATGGACGACGCCAAGATCCGTCTGGCGCACCTGCAGGGCCTCCTCCAGGACGCGCAGGAGGGCGAGATGGAGGCCGAGGCGGCGGAGGCCGAGGAACTGCGCCTGCTGCTGGCGGACCTCGTCTCGCAGCCCGAGATCGTCATGCGCGAGGGGCTGGTGTTCGACTTCCCGCTCGCGACCCGGGTCATCCCTGACAAGCGGTGCCGCAGCCTCGTCGGCTTCCTCGACGCCCGGCGGCTGACGATCGAGTACCACTACTCGCGCGAGGAGGCCGAGGAACTGTTCGGCGTCGACCTCTCGCGCAAGCAGCCCGACGCGGAGGCCGGCGCCTCGAGCGCCGCGGACGACGGCATCACGGTCTACAAGCACTATCACAAGCCGTCCGGGCAGGTGTTCTACGTCGCGGAGGGCCACCCTGACTTCCTGCGGGAGCCGGGGCCGCCCGATGTCTTCGTCGAAGGGTTCTGGCCGGTCTTCGCCCTGACCTTCAACGAGGTCGAAGACGAGGACGAGCTGTTCCCGCCGTCCGACGTGGAGCTCCTCCGGTCCATGCAGCGCGAATACAACCGCGCCCGCCAGGGGCAGAGCGAGCACCGGCAGGCCGCCCGCCCGCGGTTCGTCTACGCCAAGGGCCAGCTCGACGACGATGACGCGAAAGCCTTGGCCCGCGCGGGGCCGTTCAGTGCCACCGGCATTGACATGCCGGCGGAGGGCGACCTGCGCAAGCTGCTGATGCCGGTGCCCGTCCCCGGCGTCGACCCCAACCTCTACGAGACGAGCCAGGTGTTCACCGACGTGCAGATCGTCGGGGGCGCGCAGGAGGCCAATTACGGCGGCACCGCGCAGGCCACGGCCACCGAGGCAGCCATCGCCGCCAACGCGACGACCGCCAGCGACACGACCGCAGTCGACGACATGGACGCCTTCCTGACCCGCATCGCGCGGGCTTCCGGGCAGATCCTGCTGCGCGAGATGTCGCCGGAGATGGTCAAGGCCATCGCCGGGCCCGGCGCGGTGTGGCCCGACACGACGCTGCTGGAGGACATCGCCGACGAGCTGTATCTGGAGGTCGAGGCCGGGTCGTCCGGCAAGCCGAACCAGGCCGTCGAGATGCGCAACTGGCAGATGATGCTGCCGTTCCTGCTGCAGATGCCCGGCGTCGGGCCGACGTTCCTCGCGCGCCAGACCCTCAAGCGGCTGGACGACAAGTTCGACCTGACCGAGGCGTTCGTCGAAGGCCTGCCGTCCATCGTCGCGCAGAACCAGCAGGCGCAGGTCGGCCCGGAAGACCCCGGAGCCGCGCCCAGCGCGCAGGGCCCGGAAGGCGCGGGCAACGCCCCGACCCCCGCGGGCGCCGCGGAAGTTCAGCCGGGGTCCGCTGCGGCCTTCGGTTCCAACCAAGTCTAGGAGACTGGAATGTCTGTCGAAAACCTCAACTCGGATGACTGGACCGCCGGCGAGACGCTGACCGCGGACACCGTGTACCAGCTTCGCGGCGGCGCCGGCGTGGCGATCGCCACCGGGGCCTCGGCCCCGACCAGCGATGACGACGGGGTGCTGCTGGTCGGCAACGACAGCGTGCGCGTCGCGTCCGGCAAGACCGTGTACCGCAAGCGCCTGCCGGGCAGCACCGCGGTCGTCTCCAAGACCGAGGTCTGACCATGCGGATGCACGGCATTGGCGCCAGCGGAAGCGTTGTGCGGCACGGACGGGCCCAGCTCGCGGCGGCCCCCACCCAGGCGGTCGACGCCGTCGTGCTCGACTTCGCAGATGCAGTGGACAGCGGCGGGACGTTCGTGTCCGTCGCCAACACCGGCGACCGCGCTTCGGACTGGCCGACCTTCACCGCGCAGGGCTCGTCCACCGTTGGGGGCGGGGCGATCATCTTCGCGGGCGGCTATGACGACGGCGGCGTGGCGGGCGCGGGCTTCAAGGAGGCCGATGACCCGGTGACGAACCCGAACGTCGTCAGCGTCCTCCCGGTCGGCACCTATCCCGACGGCGTGCAGAAGAAGACCAACACGGGCCTTTCCACCATCACCGGCGGCACGCACTCCGGCAAGCTGCTCATGGGCGGCCACGGGCGCGAGCTGAGTGCGTCCACCCCCGTGCAGCCGAACATCACCGTCTGGGACCCGGC